ATACCATTACGTTCATTTGTTTTTTGCAAGTCTGATTGAGTAGCATCACCACAGAAACAAATTTTGGTATTTTCACCCACACGAGTAATAATAGAATCGAGTTCGTGGAAGTTTAGATTTTGGAATTCATCAACAATGACGATAGCATTATCAAGAGTTGTTCCACGGAGGAATGAAGTGCTCCAGAACTTAATAGTTTCTTGTGACTTCAAATTGCCATAGAGCATTTCAAAGTCAGCATCAGAAGGCATCTGGAACATATACTTCACCATATTCTTATAAGGAATCTGGTAAATGTCTGCTTTATCTTCATGAGATCCAGGAAGGAATCCAATCTCACGAGTTGCTACAAGAGAACGAACGATATAAACTTTTTCATAAGGGGTTCTTTCATCAAGAACATCCATTAAAGCATTATAAAGAGTAATAAAAGTTTTACCAGTTCCAGCACATCCATAAGCAACTAAATGCTTTTCATCTTGATAGGAATCAAAAAACTTTTTCTGATTATCTGTAATTGGTTCAATATCGACCAAGTAATCAGAACTTAGAGGCTTTCTCCTCTTCATTTGCTTTGCAGTCAAACCAACACCAATAGGTTGGATGTCATTGCCTCTTTTTCTTCTTGCCATTAGAGTTTCTTTACAGTAGAACCAGGAGCTTTTGCTGCTTTTGCAAGCACATCATTCCATCCAGGATTGCGATTGATAAGTTTGTCCCTCCACTCACCAACTTCTCCAGCGCCAGGACAAGTTGATGGGTCAGACCAATCTCTGTCCCAATCTGGATTATCTTTTTTCCACTGGTCCCAGGCGTGGATACTCATTTCCACTTCTTTCTGTTCGCCAGTGGTTTTGTTAATAACAGGATAAGTCGCCATAAAGTTACGAAATCAAGATAATTTATTTAGAATGAAAGTTTTACTCTTCTACTGTTTCCACATCAACAACTTCTTGAGATTCCCAAGGTAAAGTATCATACTTTTCGGTTGTTGATGCTGATTTTTGAGCATCAATTATAGAAGATAATCTGAATTGCTTATTCGCAATCTCTTCTTCCCCAATTAAAGTCTCAACCCAAGAAATAATTTGTTCCTCAGTTAAATCAGAATACTCAGTAAAATCATCTTCAGCAGCTGAAGGCAATTCTAGAGTACCTCTTTCATCAGCAGTAAAAGTAGTTTCATTCACTTTTTCTGTAGCAGTGTAAATCCATTCTACAGAACTAACTGCACCAGATAATCCTGCAGTATTATAATTCAATGCATGAATTTTCCAAGAATATTTGACAGACATCTTTGAACATTTAAGAGTAAAATTATTTATTCCACTCTAACGCTTCTGAGACTGATGGAAATTGTTCGGTAAATATTTTCTTACACTCAAGAGCAATATCCATGTGTTCTTTCTGAGTTCCATTTGCAGAACGAAGATTGATATAATGAATCCATGACCTGCATGATCCCGACATATAAATGCGTGTAGGCGTCGCTAAGGGCAGTACAAACCTTGCACACTCCTTTGCTACTCCATGAGCAAGAAGTTCCTTATAGAGTTGCATAGAGTGTGCAAAATGGTCTTGAATCTTACTCTGTAGAGTCAGTTTCTCATACTCAGAAATGTCGTCAATAGAGTTCTGACGATTCTTGGTATCTTGACGACGAAGTTCAGGTACAGGAATATAATCGCTCAACAAAGAAGAATCTGCATAACGCTGCGAAAATTCTTGATATGTGAAAGAACGGTGCCTCAAAATTTGAGCTGCGATACCACGATTTGTTTCGATCTCAAGAGTCATAAAAGACTGCTCAAAAACAGACCAATGATTATGCTTAATGCAATAAGCAAGCAACTTGGCATAGTTTTCGTTGTCTTGATTCGCAGGGTTGCTAACTCTAGCAACATATGCCATTGTTTTTTCTGCATCTGGGGTCACGCTAATGAGTTTTACTGTCATTTCTTTCCAAATCCTTTTGATGTTTTTGCTTCGAGTTCTGAAAGTTCTTCTTCCAGAATCCTTAATTGTGATTTCATTTCAATCAATTGCTCAGCAGAATATAAATGCTCTTGTTTAATCAATCTACGGAGCAATTTCATCATTTTTCTTGCCCTATTAGTCATCTAAATCAGAATCCTCAAAAATTTCGTCGTAATCTAACATTGGTCTTTTTCTGACTTCTGGATTTGTATAAGAATATGCAGATACATCAGAATAAACTTCTGCTTTCAGAGAATCAACCAAGAGTTCTAGATTACGGACAATAAGTTTTAGTTTGTCTTTATCCATAAGATACTATTCTCTTTCAATATTTTAACATAAAAAAAGGAGGGAATCAACCCTCCTTTACTTCAAGCAACTTGTGGTTGCTTCGCCATATTCAGTTGTGCGTTATGAAGGAGTTTTTCCTTTTTTGCTTTGAGTTTGAGATAGCGAACGAAGTAAGTGTTCATTTTGCACCTCCCTTAGTTTTAGACATAGAGAGTTTGTTTCCATTTTCATCAACGTAAAACATAGTACCACGATAAATTTCTACGTGGGGTTCAATTTTAAACGTTTGATTTGGACGTTCTGCGGTATCATATTCGACACCACGATATACGACTTTAGACATTAGGTTTTCTCCTTAATTTTGAGGCTAAAGAGCGTTCCTTCAGTCGGCTTTTGCGTCTATGAATTTACAAGTTCTTGGAGATCCTTCTTTAAAGATCTGAATAAGTTCAGATCTTGCAGGCTCATCCATTTTTAGTTTTACATTACTAATAAGTCTTTGAGCCTCAATGCAAGTCCAGAGAATTGTTTCCATAGATGAACGATCCGTTCCGAGTCGGCTTACTTCCGTCCTATTCAGTTTAGCACTTAAGTCTTATAACGTCCTTTCGGAGTTCTGATAGCAATCGGTCTTCTTTTCTTTGGTCTACTACATCGTCGTTTTTAACGATGTCCATTAGTTCCCACGCTGCGTCGCAACTTATAGTCACTTGATTAGATTTGGCAAGTTGAGGCGTAGAAATAGAAAGAAGTGGAACCCATGCTAAAAGCAAAAGTGCTTTAGTCATAGGATGAACGTTAGGGGATTATTATACCCCTATTCACACTATATAGTCAAGTTTTATTTTGAAATAGTAACAATAGATACAAAAATGTATCTCTATTATACTAAAAGGCGTGAAGATTTATGAAAACCTTCGCGCAAGAAAAATTTTGGCGGAAATTTTTTACCCCAAAAAGAAAATCACTTTCGCTTTTTGGTTTTGGGTGCTTGATAACCCCATAACTTTGGATTGATTCTTCCATACCCAAAGTCAATACTCTTTAGATTTTCACGAAACTTGTCCCAGTACATATCAAACAAACGAATTCGTGATCCTCTAGTTAAATCAAAACAAATTTCCTCATCAACAATATACTTTACGATGTAAGCATCATTCGGTGCTTCTTTAGTACAGACATCAGCATATGAACCATTTTCAATTAAAATATCACAACCATAGCGTGACTTACAGGTTTCTTTTTCTGCTGGTGTCCAATAGTCCATATGCTTTTCCGTATTGTGGGTTTCTTCAACTACATCACGAACCTGACTCACGAACGACCTCCCCACTTAATATCAGGATAAGCTTGTGAAACTACTTCCCTGGTGAGTTTGTATTTGTCTGTCAGTTTTTTATCCTTAGTAAGAATAACAATTTCTGCTTCAAGAGGATGAAGACCTTGAAGAATGTTAATAAACATTGTTTCTCTACGAAGAGAACTCAATCCATCGTTACCACCCTTTACAAAATTATAAAACTTATTATATTCCTTACGAATTGATGAGCGTCCCTGGTCCTGAGAACCTAAAGAACTACTTCCCAACTCACCCATCTTAGAAACAGCATCTGTAATCTTTCCAGACAGAGTTCCGCTGAATGAAGTTTGTTCATCAGTACCTGCATAAGGTACATCTCCTGGGGGAAGAATAGAAACAACCGTCTCATCAAAGTTCCAAATAAAAAGAGTCTTCAGAGCAGGATGAGAATACTTTTGAAGTACTTCTACCTTTTTTGCTGTACTTTTTTGCTTACATGCAAGACTTAAAATCTCAAAAATAAATGGATTTGAAGGAAGATCGGGAATAGGAGATTCCTTCTTAACCGTAAATTTTGATTCAGTCTTCTTCGTCGCCGTTGTCTTCGTAGTCATGATAGTTCTCAAAGTTAAATGCAATCACCTCATCTGGAATTAGATTTCCTTGTCCATCAAACATTTCGGGGTGAGGTCGTGGAATTTCCCGATAGTTCATCATATATTCTCTTGCAACCCATCCTCCCATTATTCCAACTATAAAAAATAATACGGTTAAAAAAGAACCGAAAACTAAACTAGTTGCTAACATAGTTTTTCTCCCTCGGGAACTACTACTTTTTCCTTACTTTAATGGAAAACTCAAAGTAGATGGTTACTTCCCGTCTCAGAAAGCAAACCAACTTCTCGAATATAATATGAAAATCTTTGGGTTGCTTTCTTTTTCCTCCATTAAGAATAAATTCAACTCCACGATTAATGTGGATGTCTTTATTTATGTCCGCCATCAAACAATTTTTTGCTCTTGTAAAAACTTAACTGTATCAGTACATCCTCCTAATTTTTTATCATCAACAACAATTTGGGGAAATGTACTCCCCTCACCAAACTCGGAGTAAAATTCCTCTGCGGTAAAGTCCTTGTCAAGAGTATACACCACATGTGTCATCTTTGTCAACTTCATTACGCTTTTAATTTTGTCACAATATGGACAACCTGGTTTTGAATAGATTGTAAAGTTCATATTTCTTTATAATTTTTGTATAAGTATTTAATCAAAAAAGAACATGTGCCACAAGCGGCAGTTTTGAAGGCAGTCTCCAAAATATTCAGATGCTGAGTGAATATTTCCACCACTAAAAAGAACTAATCTGTTATAGACATTTCCTGCAACATCTACTGGTTCATATGGAGTTCTATCAAGAAATGTTCTTTGATTAAAGACTTTAAGACCTTGACCTGCTGCCCAATCAATTTGAGAATTATGGTGAATCTTAGTTTCTTTATGCCTCCACATGGTAGTTCCACATTGTGGTGGAGCATCGGGTGTTAGATAAACCATACCAGCCCAAGTCTGGTCATCGCAGTGATAAACAAGTTTTTCCCCAGACCAATTATGCTGAAAGCGACCATTCATTCCATGGTCTTCCCACTTGATAATTGGTTGTCCAAGAAGATCTTCAAATGCTTCTTTTGTTCCAGGAATGAAAAATTGCTTACGAGTTCTCCTGCCAATGTATCCAGCATCATCAAAGAAATCTTGCTCTAGAGCAAATTTTCTTACAGCATCTGGATCTCTATAGAAATTATCAACAATGATTACTCTCTGAGATTTTCTATATTCAGGATTAACACTTAATAGTTGATTCATATTAGAATCCTAGGTGCTTACTACGAACAAAATCCAAATCAAATGTTGTTGCAGAAATAAATTGTTCTTTACCCTCAAATGGCAATTCAGTTGGACCACAAATCCTCCAATCTTTACCCCACTTTTCAGTAAGGTAATCAATATTCATTGCATTAGATGCTTCAAGTTTTTCTTTCAGAGATGGATCATTCTTTTTAGTTTGACTTCCATGGGTGTAATACTCTTGCTTCTCACCAAACCCATGATAGTACATACTATTCAATTCCATAACTTTACGAATTGGTCGATGCATGAAACGCATAATCATATCAGCATCTTCACAATAGGCAGGATATAGATTTTCATCAAAAAGACCAAATGCCCTAATGATATTTTCTCTAATCAGGAATAAATCCCAACTACCAACACCATAGTCACCTTTGTTACCATGAACCATTCCGATCATTTCATCAGAATTGACAGTATTCACCATCTCTTCTAAGAATCCTGGACCAAAGGATACGTCATCATTGCAGATAATCCAGTAGGGGGACATCAGATAACACTTGATAATCAAGTTCCAAGATCCAGCAACTCCAAGATTGCCAGGAAGGTGGGCAACCTTAACTTTTTTCACATACTTATGCTTGATACTTGCCAGTTTATCCAAGTCTTCATCAAGTTCTCCTCGACCATTATTATTAACAATGAATACTTCATCGACAGGATAGTCGATGCTCATGAGTAAACGACTAACCCAGAATGTACTATTAACAACAGGTACTCCAATTACAGGTATAGACATAAGATTACAGAGAATTTAACATGTACTTTTCAGCTTTTTTAGTTTCACCATCAACGCAAATCATTTTCTGAATGATTTTTTCATCAACCAATTCTGGATGCACCCACCAGTCTTCATAAGGTCTATTATCATCGGGTGAAATATTATCTACAACTAATTTATAACCAAAAGACTCAAGGTACTTTCGAGACTTATCTCTGAAAGATTTTGTCTCATCACAATAGTAGTCATGCTCATAAGTAATGACAGCAAAGCGATGAGTCTCAAAAGGCATCGTCAGGAGTATCTTGTAGGTGACCTCAGGAGGGTCGCAATCAAGTTGTAGGTAGTCGATATCGGTTGGCATGTCTAACCCATTCAGGAACCGCTCGTAATTGACTTTGAGGGCATCTTTGAGTAAGCATGTATGCTTTCTCTCCTGATTATGGGCATTAACAAAGTTTTCATCAATATCAAGGGCAACACCGTTCCATCCATATTTTGTTTCTAATAATGCAGTATTGTTTCCATAGAAAGCATTGCCTGCTCCAATTTCAAGGTATGTTCCATTCTTCTTACCATTGAGCATGGAAAGAACAAACATATCCTGATAAGATTCTGCATAGTTCTTTTCAACCTCTTTAGAACCTTTAAACTTAAATCTTAATTTACCATGATTCTTTTTAGAATACCAATTCAACTTTGGTAATCCAGATGATTTATCACCAGTGAGTTTTTCAAGATTAGAAATAACTGCTTGGCGATGCACTTCATCAAGTTCATAGTTGTCAAGCAAGTCCTGCAACATATCACGAGACTCATCACATAGACCACACCACCAAGATGATATGGCTTTCTCAAATAGAATTCCATAAAATCCTGGATAATCTACCTTAGTGCGTAGTGGTGGTGGATTCCTATCACAAAACTCTTCAGCAACACAAGCAGTTAGATAACAATCTTTCCAACTTCCATCCTGATCAGAGCGTTCATAGTATCTCGCAAGAAGAAAATGACCTTCAGGGCGAGATGGGATAACTGTGATTGCATTCTGAATCAAACCCTTAACAGTAAATTTACGAGTTCCTTGTTTGTCATAACACATCGAAGCACGAATAAGGCACTCATACTGAAGTAGTTTATCATCAGACCTTTCAGTAGTTCTCAGATAATATGACATTGCAGCAGCAGTCTGCCCAATTTCATCATAGAAAATAGCCAACTCATAGTTAATCTCAGGATCATCTGGATTTTGAATATAAGTTTCCAGAAGATTGATTAGATATGACTCATCAACAATATCGTTTTCTGTGTTTTTCATTAATACTTTCGATGCAAACTGGTCAGGAGTAATTAAATTCAACCACTTCTTTCTATTTCTAGAAAAATTAGCAAAGTCTAATTTCTGAAATGCATTATCAAAAACTAACTTTTCTTGTTTGCCAACTTGAATGACTCCACATCCATAATCAGCATCCACAACGCACATAGAAAGATCATCTCTTTCTTGTCTCAGAGTTACAAATGCTTTCCAACAATCTCCGTTCCAAATCCCACCACGGAAGGGAATAACCTGATGCTCTTCCAGTTCTGGGTTCATATCGTGGCAGACAATGTATCCACCAGGATTCAAAATCTTTAGTGAATTTATTATGTCACGATATACTTGGTCAGCATGATGCAATCCATCGATAAAAATTACATCAAAGTTCTCAGTATTTTTTTCAAAGAAATCATCTGAAGTTGCAAAAATTGTAGCTGGAGAAGTCAGTTCAGGATCGACACCAACCTTATAATCGCATTTGATTTCCCTGAAATTCTCTCCTGCAGAGACACCAATCTCAAGATACTTTTTTGCTTTAACTTTATCAATTAGGGATTGAATAATATCAGTTCTCTTCATCGTACTTTCCAGCAATAAAATCTTCTACAACCTGAGGAGAAACTCTCAGCACATAAGCGGCATTATCTTGGAATCCAAAAGTCATTAGTAAGTCACCTTTATAGTAGCACATGCCCGTACAAAATTCAACATGGGCATCCATGAAAGAAAAGTCTTTAGAGAATCCTTGTATCTGCCAATTTTTATCCCATACAAGAAATCTGTGACGATACAATCCATCCTTTCTACCAACTTCACTCTTAAACAAATCAACTTCGTGTGTAAGAGCGAAGTAATAATTGTCTCCAAGGGGAAGCACATGAGAACCACCACGTACATCTCTGGGGATATCCACCATTTGAGTGAGAGCAATAGTCTCAGAAGTCCCTGCAGTAGGATTAACCTTGACAACTTCGGTAGGATTTGACCACTTTACATAGTGCCAATCCATATCGGGAATGGGCATCCAATTCTTTTCACAATAAGAATTAGGATCTTTGGGTGGTTCAATACGAACTCTTGAAACCTCTTTGACATAATCTTCTCCAACAACAATCTTGGACAGTTCCATTCTTCCCTGACCATTTGTTGTTGTATCCCTTCTTACACCAGAAATATACAAGTCTCCTCCCCAACGGAAAAGTCTAGCATCTTCTAGACCAACAAAATCCCAAAGAGGTTCTTTATCTAACTCAGAAGTATCAATCTTATTGACTCTCGTTATTTTTAAACTATCATCCAACTCCAAATAATAATTCGTAGTCCTTAGGTGCATATCATTTTCAGGATGCACATAAGTCAAAGGACCCCACTGATGCTGAAAAGTTTTCTTTTCAGAGTGGTAGAATGTATAGTTCACATGGCGAAGATTTACCATTAACTTACCATTATCATTGTAAATGGAAGGATTCATTAATCCCGTGCCATTTGTAAGATAAGAAGGAATGATTAAAGGATGAATACTACCACCATTATCTAAAGCAATTTTTGCAAAATGCATACACTTCAACTAAGGTTATTATCAATTATACCAAATATATATGGGTTTTACAAGTATCAGGTTGCAACCCTGGATAAGTTATAAGAATGTACGGACGATTGAGTGGAGTATCTTCCAGGATCGAATGAAGCAGGCCAAGTTTGGTTACCAACATAAAATAGTCTATCATCCTGACAAATTGCCCACCATCCATCACCCTGAGATCCTTGTATTGATGCAATGGCTGAGAACCAGTTTGCTTGCAAGTTGCCTGCGGACTGAGTAGCATCAAATTCCCATGGAAGTTTGTTTCGGTTATCCATTGTTTGACGGCCACTTCTAAAACTGACACCCTTTGCTCTACCTGGATCTGTTGTGGTATTACCACCGATAGTAAGACATCTTTGGTTAGAAGTTAGGAATAATCCAAGTCTCCATTCATCATTTCCAGTACCAACTCTACTAATATCAATAACATCATTAGAACCACTATAAACTGGAACTGGGTATTGAAGATTTGTGTTTGACCATGGAAAATCACCAGTATTTTGGTTTTCTGCCAGGAGTTGATCAAGTGAAGTAAATCTATGGTAAGATTGCACACCAACACCATAAATCATTCCCGTACTTCTCTGTTTAATAAACAATCTTGGATTATTCTGGTCATTACTTAGCCAAAAATCTTCAACATCATTGTATAAGTCTGTAATATTCCATAAGCTCCTAAGACCAGATCCTGACACCTCAAGAGATCTAGCTCTATCCCACCAAACTTTTTGCATTGGAGAAAATCCTGTTCCACCATTTGGCTCATCCCCATCGTATGAACCAGAACTATAAAGGTTGGAACCAATCCAATTAAGAAGTCCAGCCATGTGCAAAACACCATCATTTGTAAGGACAACTGTAGTATAGTAAGTATTATATCCAGCAGTTGCTATTTTTTTAATTCCGCCATGCTTTTCCCAATTATATAAAACTTTTCTTGGAGCACCAGTGTATTGGTCATTACCAACACCAAGTTGGTCATTACCATTCCATCCCCAACCCCATAGATTGCCATCTTCATCTTGAGCAAACCCATACTGATAGTTACCACCAGCTAACCAAAAATCTAAAAGTTTTCGGTTATCAAAATATTGCTGAGGAATTCTAGCTGGAACATAGCTATTAAACCAGTTATTATTATACCTAAAGTTTCTACCTAGTCCAGAGTATCCGTTATATCCCCAAGTCCATAGCCGACCATCAATATCCAGAGCACCATTAACACTACTTGAGTTGTTAGCATTAGACGAAGAACTTGTTCCAATCTTAATTGCCTGAATATCCCTTAAAAATCCCTGACCTCTACTCCCTTGAGAAGCCTGATACTGTTGAATTTGTTGGTTATAATCGAAACCACCACCAGTATTGTTTGTTCGACCAACTCTTCTCGAATAATATCTGTTAGTTGTTCCACCATCACCATGCTCCCCTGAACCCATCCAACCAGCCCAGAAAACTTCTCCATTATCAAATAAGAATCCATACATGTGTTGGTCATCACCAACGATTTGAATACATCTTGGTCTTGACCAAGTTGTACCCTGAGTTACACTAGAGTTTCTATAATTATCATAGTGGTCCCACCACTGGAATGTTGATTCAGCTGGATTATGTTGAGACGCACCAACTCCATATTCAGACCCACCATATCCATAGCTACTATGGCGACCTATATGAACTGCTTCAAACTCACCATTAATAAACGAATATCCCTGGTTAGATAAAGCACCATTATCTATTCTTCCAGGAATATGCCCCATATTTCTATCATTCCAACCCATAGGGTTGCGATTATTAAATTGTAGGATTCTATTTTCTTTATTCTGATTTGAACTAGCACTAATTCTTTGCCAATATGTTGTTGCTGATGTTCTTTCGTAGATAGGATGAATCATCCTACCATGCTTCATACAAACATAACGATCGCCATTATAATTTACTACATCTCCTGGATAGTAAGTTCCATTCTCCATCCACTGACCAGTCCACATATAACCAGAGGAATATCTATCCCATCCCTGCGTATCATTTTCTGGTTTATATTTTTCACCATATAAATTATTTTCAGCATACTTATCGGTTTTACAAATATAAGCGGCACCATTAACTCTTATAACATCATTTTTAGTATAAGAAACTCCTTCTCTCCACTCTCCACGGTAATTTAGAGTTAAATTATTAGCAAGACTAGTTAGCTTTTCCATAGATTATTGTTATTCTGGAGATGAAGTTGGAGACCATCTAGTAAAGTTAATCATATCATTAGGATCAGATGGTGGTGGTATATCTTCTACTTTTGTTATTTGTAAAATAGTTTGCTCTTCACTGGAAGGAGTTGTTGATATACCCAAGTAGTTTAGATATTCTGGGTCTTCAAAGTATTTATCCCTAATATTAGGATTACGCTGTAGTATTCTACG